CTGGAGAACGGGCGCAAGTTCTCCAAATTTTCCATGAAGCACCTCCATAATTTCTTCGGGACGAGCATCATCACCATACCAGGAACACTTATTCAGAATGGGTTCACCTTTGACCCGACGGCGATAATTCACAATATGGAATTCGACAAGTTCAATACACTTTGAGCGATAGAACTTCAGAATATGCGCATCAATATCTGGATTCAACCCGATATTCTTCTGCATTTCATCACCCGTTAAAAGCGTCAGATTAATGAAGTCCCCTCGGCGTGTATAGTAGGGTCGATATTTCACCAAATCAGTCATACATCCTGCATCATCTCCGTACGTCATATCAAAGAGAATCTTTGACCTGAAGATGGGCTTATTTGAGGTAGCCTCATAGAGGCGACGAAACCAGAGTTGTACCTCGTGACCAGTGTACTCTTGAAGAACAAAGAGCGTCTTTTGCTCGAGGCTCTGAGCAACCAGACCTTCAACAATCCAGTCATCTCGCGGATCAGAGTGCTGGCCATAATGCTTGAACTCCTTTGGAAAGAGAATCACTTCGAGGTCATCTCGCACAAAGCGCCATCCGTCGGCAAACTCACTGAACTCAGCATCCTTGAAGTACTCCATCAGCCATGGCAACTTAAACCAGGGGTCATAGTGAATTGCGCGCTTCAGGGTCGATACTTCCCGTAGAAAGACAGGAACAATCTGGTCCAATGTAGAAGTCAGAGCATCCACAGAAGTATGAGGTGCACTTCCAATGGCAAAGTAGGTATAGGAACGCGGGTTCATGCGACAGTAGTCAAGTAGGGGTGAATCCATTGTAGATAGTTCTTTGGTGGTCGCCACCTTATTTCAAATTTTTCACGCCCTTGGACCTAAATCGCCGCACTATACTCAGACAGATGTCTCTGCCGCTCACAGTGGCAATACCTACAATGCGACGCTGGGACCTATTCTTGAAAACATTTTTGCCGACATATCTGAATGCCCCGCAGGTTCGCCATGTGCTTATCTCAGATGAAACGGGCGAAGATATTGCGGCCATTCTCGCCTCTGAGTGGGCCTCCCATCCGAAGTTGATTCTCAACCAAAATCCGGTTCGTCTCGGAATTTATCATAACAAGCGGAAGTGTATTGAACTCGCACCTACCGAATGGGTGGGTGTCTTTGACAGTGACAATTTTTTCCCCGCAGAATATTTTCAGAAACTCGAGGAAGTCTGGAACAAGGGATTCAATCCAATGCATTTCTACGCCTGCGGCCGTGGAATCTTCGTAAATGAAAATGACAATAAAGTTACAACACCACTCGATATCTTTTCAGGACACGTACTCGACCGATCAAACTGGAATGCAGTCTTTGATATTAAAGGCTGGAATTATATGCTCAATGACGGAAATTGGGTCGTTAATCGCTCTGTCTTAGCCCATCTACCAACCGATGTTCTTGACAAGGATATTCTCGCAGCAGATGCAATTTATATGGTTCACAAGTTCGTCAGCGCGGGCTACTCCTTTAATATTGTAGATGGCCTCTCTTATATACATACTGTTCATAAGGGGAGTACATGGATTGCAACATCAAAAGATTCTACGCGCATTTTTAATGAGACGAATTGGAAGATTGAGCCTCAGAAGATTTAATAAATATCTATACTGATCCTGTAAAAAGCAAATACAGAGTAATGATGAAGAGTATAAGTCCTATTACAAACACAATAAAAGTAACGTGTCCAATTGCATTATATTGATTATAGTATATAATGCGATGGGTTAGTTCTGAAAAAGGAAGCTGTGGATTAATTCCATAGCAGTTCCTACAGACAGGGCAGAGTAATCTCGGATCAGTGTGGCAATTCCATGTTCTAAGACACGGTTCACAGATATTCATTTTACAGGTGCAGTATTTGAAGTCAGTTAGAGGGACTGAAAAACAACAAATAAAACAAGGTTCGGCCCTCATACCCTTCTACTACGAAGGTCGTAAGGATTCATATTCATCGTAATTAAGGGTACACCCTTCTCCTTTGAAGGAACCACTGTAGAGATTTTAAAACCGTGCCTCATGTACCAGTGAATAACTTTAGTGTTATTGACGGGTACAAGACAGAGACTGGATCTCTTTGCCTTTGAACGTAAAATCACCTCCTGAAGAAGTTTACTTCCGTATCCTCCTGCTTGACATTCAGGGTCAATCCCAATATAGAAGAGTTTCGTATCCTTTACAAGTGTAAATCCAATAAGTACATCCTCAATAAAGAGACCGAGACTTCTCTCAGTGTCACGTCGCCTCCATGCAACCTGAAACTGAGGGTATTCCTCTCGATCAAAGATACTCTGAAATAATGCGCGTACATCGCGATAATCGGTTGCAATAAGGGAACGCATTTCAGCAACACACATGGTAAACTTCCTTTCTACCTTCGGTTGATTCAAATTTTTTAGTTGCTTTCGGCGTCGGCGCCTTCGGCATGGCGTTTTGCAATATCGAGCAGGAACCCATCTAAGCGCTCATACTCATCCTCAGAATCAAGTTCCATAATTCTCTCTTTTGACAGAACAGACGCCTCGTGGTACGCCTTGTCATCTGTCATTAACTTCTCAACTTTCTCAATCCAGCACGATAAATCATTGCGGTCGCAACTATTCTCCGCTTTTCCAACACATTCCAGAAGACCGGGAGACCGACTTACAATAACCGGCGTTCCACTCGCCATAGCCTCAACTGCAGTGCGCCCCCATGTCTCTGACTTGCTCGGCATGATAAGAACTTTCGTCTTTTTATAAATACTTACCATATCTGTCTGAGTATCCATATAAGTGAGATTTGCCGGCTTATCTTCATCGTTCACATTCTGTTTTGCATAACTCCCCTTAATGCCGAGGAACTGTATTTCGGGAAGCGCCTTTGCGATTTGCGGTAAAAGCGGACCACCCTTGTTTTCATTACAATTAATCAGTGTAACATATTTTGGGTCATGTTTCTCAAACTTGAATTTCTCTGTGTCAACTTTCGGGTGAACAACAATACTCGGATGAGCATTTGTACCCTCTAATTTAATAAAATTCACATTGTATACCACATAGGTTGGAGAGCCCATGCGAAAGGAGAGAGAATCACGATTGTCATTCTGCGTATGAAGAAAGACTACAACCGGTTTCTTGTACTCATCGACCGCCAAAAAGAGTTCATTAATTGGATAGTTCTGTACAGCAATGAGGTCAGCCGACTGAAAGAGTTTGCGGATTCCATCGGGCGCTTCGCCAAGTCTATCCTTCTTAATGGGAAAAATCTGTACTCCCTTGTGCTCAGGCACAACCCAGCGATTCACTAATACATAGACCGTCCAGCCCTTTTTCTTTAAAAAGGCGATCTGATCCTCTGCTGTGATTTCGGAGCCTGCTAACACATTCGGAACATAGGAGTGCATGACCCAGACAATACGCTTCTCTCCAGGACGCTTCGGGGGCACATTGGCTGCAGCCTTTGCATAGGCCTCCTCAGAGAGTTCAGGATCCTCCTGGCCAGGAGTCCAGATACCCGCCTTTGAAATACGCTTTTTGAGATCCTTAATGAAATAGAGACTTGCGAGTACGGCTAAAAAAAGTATAAGAGCGCCATACAGTGCGCTAAACCCTGCCATCTACTTACACTCGAAAGATTTCCTACGCCTTGAGGGCACCCTTCTTTGACTTCGGCACTGGTGCTGCTGCGGGCTTTGCGGGCACTTGCAGACCTGCAGCACTCTGCCAATCTGCGAGCCAATCAGTAAACATCTTTACACAGCCAGTCGCGGCCTGTTCAATTGTCTTGCGAGCATTCGCCTGGTCGCCTTCATGAATACCAATACGAAGAACCATCTCATTTCGCAGGGGATGAGGTACATTGTAGCCAATATAAGTGACATTATTCTGTCCAAAGAGATTCTCATCCACATAGGTCTGGAGAAGATTACCAAGTGTGTGGTCGCAACTCAGCAGATCCAGAATGTGCTCACGGTGCACATCCTCCTTAGTCGAGGTGCTGTCAACATATCGCTCGGGTACAGTGAAGGTAAAGTCCCAACCTTCAAGGCGATTGGAACATGCGACAGGCGGCTTCAGATTACGCGGCATCTCGCGTGTAAAACTCGTGTAGCGCTGACAGAGTTCCTGCGCCTTCTTGACAGCCTCCTCAATAATCTGTCGTGCGTCAACTGTTCCAATCGTCTCCACCGTAAAGTCGAAACTATTGGCCTCGCCCGTCTTCAGGTCCGTCAGATAGCACCGGTCAATCTCCATTGTTTCGTACTCCTTCCGCAGAAGTGCACGCTTCTCCTCTGAGATATCGGCAGGCTTGGCCGCCTCCTCACCAGTAATCTTATTCATTGACTTGGCCCATTTTAGCATGAGTTCCTCCTGGCGCTGCGGATTCGTGTCGCGTGTGTAGCGATAGGCGCACTGCGAAACAGGGATAAACCGAGCATGTTCCTTTCCAATACCAATGGAGGCCTTTGCCGTGAACTCAATCTCCTGCGGCTCATGATTCGCACGATACGGCTTCAGCACCGTCAGGAGAATTCCTGCATCAAAGAAGTCCATGGCATCCTTCGGAATATCCTCCTCCTTTCCATCCTTTCCAACAAGGCGCACTGCGGTAATATCACTTGAAGTGACATCAAGAAGACGGTCTGTGCTATTCTTTACATTCAACTTGAAGATGTAATCTGCTGGGGCACCGTGCTTGGCGCTGTTCCATCGGATAGGAACAAGACCAATACGGTCGGCGAGCATCTCATTTGTCATGGAGGTACTGTTCTTGATAATACTTACATCCGTTGAAGTTCCCATATCATTCATATCGCTGCGAAAGGCGACACTTTCAACGCCAGTGAGAACAAGTCTGCGAAGAGTATTTGCATAGGCGACATTCGTGTTTTGTAGTGTAAACGTGAGGAGTTGAGTTCCATCCCTCTGTACTTGCTTATTGAACTTGGTAAAATACGGTGTTGACATTTGCTACTTGCCTTCTACTTGGATGAAGCTTTCAATTTTAGGCCTAGGGCCTTGGCGTTGGCCCAGCCATTTCATGGCCTTGCGGTTGACTCCCGTGAATCAGTTCTGAAGAGAAGATAATGGAGTCTGCGTCCCCTCCTCACATCTGCTTCTATAGCAACAAGTGTCCTTGGTCAAAGGCTTTTATTGAGGAGTTGGCGAAAACGCCGTGGAAGAGAGAATTTCGTTATATCTGTGTTGACCCCGGCCCCCAGAGGCCCCAACTTCCAAAGTGGCTTGAGAAGACACCTACGCTTGTCGTTCGTGGAGAGAAGGAGCCACGCACAGATGCTGATGTTATGAACTGGATTTATGAACGCAAGATGCGCGAAACAGTTGCTGCTGCACCGCCTGCCCAGCGGCCTGCCGACCCCGCCGCCGCAACTGAGCCTGAGGCGTGGAATATGCTTGAACTCGGGTCAGGTCTTGGATCAGGTGATTCAGTCTACAGTTTTTATGGGTCGGATACATCTACAAATGGAAATGGAGGAGCCTCTCTGCCTGGAACGTTTGCCTTTTTGAGTGGACAGGCTGCTCCTGGCTCAAAGGGACCTGATATGTATCCCGGTGGTGCTGGAAATGGTGGTGAGAAAAAGACCAAGCGCGAGCAGATGTTTGATTCGCAAATGGAGGAATATATGAAACACCGCGATAACGGAATGCCGAAGGGTCCAGGGCGTATTTAAACTGACAATATCTAAAGATATTCCTATAGATTTTTACTAAGAAGAATGTCCCAACCCAAATCACGACTCGGCTTTTTTAATGACAAACTGACTGAATTTTTCCGTGACCTTGCCTATGCATTTCCCGAAGAGCGGGACTTGCAGAAGGCGAGTGAGTACATTGAAATGGCAAAGAGGTCAAATCCGAGGCTAATTCTTGATATGTTTTATGAGCATGTATACGTAGGTGCTCATGAAATGGTAGAAAAGGACGATGAGGAGGGTGTAATTGCATTTGCAAAGAAGAAGATTGAAACACAATACAATGAAATCTCGTCGGCACTTGGAATTTTTGATAAGCACTGGGCGACGCTTGATGATACGAATCGGACTGCAATCTGGAAGTATCTCAAAGTTCTCTGTGTACTGTGTGAAAAGGCAAAGGCCAGCGCGTAAAGCCACGGCGTAAAGGATTCTGCATCTTTCTCAAATAGATGCAATCTGTATTTGTCAAGAAGTATGATGAGTTTTGTACAGACCTCCTTGGTGCCTGCCCAGAACTCACGGCGGAGATTACGGCCGCCAAGGCACTGGCACCTGAGATGAAGGTCAAGCGATTCAAGGCCGAAGTGAACGCATCACCGCAACGCAAGGCCGAGAACTGTCCGAACTTTGTTCTGCCTGGTGTGAAGATCACCAAGGCCATTTGGGCTGAGTTATCTGATAAGACAAAGGCCTCAATCCAGGAGTATCTAACACTTCTCTCAATGTGCGCACTCTATGAGGGTATGCATGATCTGAGTGGTGCTGACCAGAGTGAGTTCCTGAAGGGATTCATGGATAATTGGAAGGAGAAGTTGGCCGGTACAGATTTCAAGAAACTCGCTGAGAAGTTTACTGAGTTTCTCGGTGCTGCTGGAATGGGTGCAGGAGCCGCAGGCGCAGCAGGTGCAGCCGCAGGCCTTGGAGGCATGCCGAATCTTCCCGAGCGTTTTCTGAAGGGAAAGATTGCTAAGTTTGCCGAAGAACTTGTACGTGAGTTTTCACCTGAGGACTTTGGCATGTCAGAGGCCGATATTCGCGCCTGTGAAACGAATCCCATGCGCGCCTTTGAGGTGCTCATGGAAGCCTATACATCAAAGCCTGATATCCTACAGGGTGCCATTAAGAAGATTGCACACCGCATGCAAGAGAAGATTCAGCGTGGTGAACTTCGTCCCCAGGACCTGGCTGCAGAAGCAGAGGAGATCATGAAGGAGTGCACAGATAATCCGCAGTTCACTGAAATGATGGAGGGATTCCGTAATGCCTTCGGTTTTGCCGACATGGATACGGCTCGTGAAGCAGGTCGTGAAGGAAATGCCCGACTTGCTGCGGCTCGTGCTCGTCTTCGTGCGAAACTTGAAAAGAGAAAAGGACAGAAGTAAAACCTAGTAAGCACTAGAGAGGGACATGAAAGTCACACTTTGTGATCCATATGCCTGGGAAGACCCTTTGAATTTTCTAAGAAATGCCTGGGGAAAGTCATTTCAATGTGCACAGGGCCGCGCACCGTGCTACAGTGAAGTTATGAATCAAATCATCTTTATCTATCTGTTTGCTTTTCTAGCGACGACGATTATAGCCATCTTTCTGCAATACGGAATGGCTATACCGATTGGTCTGATTTTTACGACACTCTACTTAATTCCTGCATTCCGAACTCTACAGAAAATTCAGGCACAAGGTGATCCTGGCTCAAGTCAAATTGAGAACTTCGACGATGTTGCCCCCACACAGGCAGCATCTCCGGATGCAATGGAATACACTCGTCCCACGGCATCAAATCCCTTCATGAATGTCTTAGTGAATGAGATTAAGTACAACCCTACAAAGCCAGCTGCACAGGATATAAGCAATCCGATTGTTTCAGGCATGCTTGACGATGTATTCCGTGTTCAATTCACAAGCGACCCTACGGATGTCTTTGGGAAGACACAGAGCCAGCGTCAATTTGTAGCCATGCCGTCGACCACTGTTCCTAATGACCAGGGGTCGTTTGCAGATTGGCTCTATCGCATTCCTGGAAAGACGTGCAAGGAGGGTGGTCGCGAAGCCTGCTTACCTGGCACTGATGGAAGCCCTGTTACATGGCTCAATGCTGACCGGTGACGGGCTAAGCCCTAAGTGGTTTCTGTGTAACAAGTTTTGCTCCCTTCTTACAACTAAATCGTTTCAATGTTCTGCCCCGAGTCTGTAGTACTGACTTGGTACAGATTGCAATCGCAGCGCTCTCGCGAGCGGCTGCACCTTTAGCGCCCGGTCGTAGCCTCAGAGTCTTCCGCACAGCCTTCACACAACGGCAGAAACGAGTGGCCTGCTTCTCTCTCATTCTAGTTTCACATCCTATTTTTTCCCTTGTCTCAGTCAGAATGCAGATCAACCGGCTTACACACACTCGTGATGACCTATGCGGAATAGAGTCTTACTACAAACAGTCTGTAGGTGTTGGTGCCTATTACACTCGCAACCTTGTTCCCGACGCTCGTGTCGTGAATCCTCTCTCCGTTGATCAACTCCAGATGTACCCGAAGGAGGGATTTGGCTACAATAACAAGTCAATCGACGTTGACTCAGTTCTCCGTAATCAGCCCGAGTTCAAGAATAATCGCTGCAACATCCGTCCTCAGGCGCGTCCGTTCTTGACGGTTCCTTTTATGGGTACGGGCCGTGGAAATCCGGATGTGGAGACCAATCTCCAACACAGCGAGATGGTTCGCCAGGGCAAGGAGTGCGGTACAGTCACGGAGCAGGAGTTTGAGGGACAATACACGCCACTCATCCCGACGCTGCAGAAGAATATCCAGAATCCGAAGAACTTAGTTCCCGAGGTGGCTGCCAATGGCTGGATCCGCGGTGGTGTTCCCAGCCGCAATTACATCCGTGATGTAAATTGTTAAGCAGGAAAAGAATGGCCGGATATCCGCTCAGTGGTCCGTTTGAACAGCCCCCTGCATGGGAAAAAAAGGAGAATCCGCAAGCATATGACCAGTCACCGTTTTATTATGTGAGCGCAAAGCCTGGGCGCAATATGCTTGGCATCGTTGGAGGAAATGAAGC